ATGTATAGAATTATACTAGGGCAAGATGATTTGCCTACAAGCACGCACAGAAACAGTATTATGAAGGGTAAAACGTATACAGATAAAGTTCTTATAACTTCTATTAAAAATGTAAACAAAGATAAAAACAGATAACATGAATCCATTAAAACAAAATGCACCAATTGATCCAGCAACCGGAATGCCTGTAGCACAGCCTCAGCTAGGCCAAATGGCACAAAATCCATATCCAAATCAAAATGCTTTAGGTCCAGCTCAAGCAGCAAAAATACCGGGCATGTTTCCTGGATCTGCTTTTATGCAAAATCAAAAAACTTACGGCATTTTAAGTGCTAAAACTAGTGAACAAGCAGCTGCTTCAGAGGCAAAAAGGCTAGCGGATCAAAAAAAAGCAAGAGAGGAAAGAGACGCAAAAGAAAAAGCAAAAAAAGAAAAGGCAGCAAAAAATAACGTACAAGATCCAGTAAGCGGCAAAACCAAAACCGATACTTCCCCAACTAAAACTTACTCCAACGAAGGTAGCAATACTATATACAATGAAGACGGGACCGTTTCGTCAAAGCAAACGATAAAATAAAAATTATGAAAAAAAATATTAAATCATTAGCTAATCAAAAGCTACAAGGACAAATAGGCGAAAATGCTGTATGGGATGGACCATTAAGTAAAGAAGGTTTCCCAATGGGTGTGGGCTCAAGTTCAGGTATAACAGGTATGCAAGTATCTAAGTATCCTTGTGAGTACAAAGCTGGACCAATTACTCAATTAGCTAAAGTATATAAGTAATGTATACTTCTCCGCTATTTAAAGAGTTTCCAAAAATTAAACCAGAGAATAAAGGCAAGTTTACTGCGTGGGCTAAAAAGAACGGCTTTAAAGACGCTTGTTCTGCGGCTAGTTCTGTTATGTCTAAAAAAGACAACTATAGCGAAGAGGTTGTTAAAATGGCTAACTACGCTAAAAACTTTGGTTGTAAAAACAAATAATATGAGTTCAAAATTTGCAATCCCGTTTTTTCAAAAATCACCACTCTATGGAGCCTATACTTCCGGAGCAGATGGAATGGTTACAGTTTCTGATGCAAAGCATTTTGCAAAACTGCAAAGCGATGCAGCTGGTATTGTTGAAAAAGCTTATGCTCCTAAAGAAAATTCCTGTGATAATCTAGATCAAAAATTAGCAAATGGAACTATCCGTCAAGGAGCTTATGAAATATTATCAGCAAAATGCGCTAAACAGAATGATGAAAACGAAGACTCAGATAATACGGGGTCGTTTGAAAATGTTACAGGCAAAAAACCTTTTGAAGGGCAAACAAGCCTTTCAAATTATGAAGAATCAAACAAAAACAATCCATACTATATTGACAATGGGTATGAATCACCTTATTAAAAAATAAAATAATTATGCATAAAGGACATTACGGAGAATATAGCGGAAACGCAAAATGGTCAAGAGTAACCTCATCTAACATGGGAGCTACAAAGAAAGACGACAAAGCACATATGGACTATCTTAAACAAGATGTGAAATACGACAACAAACACGGTCATAGCGACGAAAATATGACAGCTGATGAAAAGCATATTTCAAAATTAGCAGATGATTTAAAATACGACGAAAAAAAACAAGGTTCTCCAGCTAAGCATACAGATCCTGAAAAGTTTCATATTCATAAAAAATCGTCGTATGGAGAAATGTCTTCAGAAGGTAAACCTTTAAGAAGAATGTCAACAATTTCTACAAAAAGCTTAAGCAAAGAAAACACTAGCAAATTAAAAAACGCATTTAAAGTAATAACTAAAAAATAATAAAATGGGACACGCAATACACAAACACATGAATTCCTTTAAGGCTTCAAATGATTTAAAATATAATGCAATAGATGACATTACGCAAGGAGACGGAGCGGGTGACAAAGGATCTGCAATGGAAATGAATCAAGCACCTACTATGAAAAAAGGATCTGTTGCTTATCTGCATGATGAGTTTACTCAAAAAAACAATATTAAACATAAATAAAACAGAGAGGACTGTACAAACCTCAGCCAAACACTAACACTAACACTAACTTAAACAAAACAAACAATGGCACAATTTTTAAAAGTAAAAGCAGGTCCTGTCGTAAATGACGGAATCGAAACATTAATTGCATTATCTGAAATTGCACAAATACAATCAGTAGCTACTACAGCAGGGGCAGGTGGTATTTCCACAATCGTTCTTAAAATGAAAACTGGGAGTACACCAGTATTGGGAATTTACACAATAGCAGTACCTGCGCCAAACGGGGGGACTACAGGTTTTACACCGGCGCAAAGAAACGCTACTTTAGTAGATATTTTTAATTCTGCATTAACAGCTAATCCAGGAGGAATAGTATCAACGGTAGTACCACCAGTACAAATTGCTCAAGTACCAGCTGCTCAATCAGGAGCTCAAGGACGTTTAGCTATTACACAATCTTTAGTAATAGCTTCATTTACAACTTGTATTTTTACAGCGTAATTATGAAATCAACAGGTTTAGGAGACAGCGTAGAGAAGTTTACTAAAGCTACTGGTATCAAAACAATGGTAGACACAATAAGCAAGGGGCTGAACGTTCCTTGCGGTTGTGCTGCTAGAAAAGGGGCATTAAACAAAATATTTCCTTACAAAAAATAATACATGGCTTTTAAACTTTCAAACCCTCCATACACTTGCGACAACACACCAATATATCGCGTAGATATGGAAGATGGCGTAATGGGTAAAGCTAATAATAATGGTACTATAATCATTAATAAAGATTTAGATCCAAGCCAAGTTCACGATGTAGTTGCTCATGAGAAAATTCATTTAGATCAAATGAAAAGAGGTGATTTAGATTACGATAATGATTTTGTATATTGGAAAGGTAAAAAATATTCAAGAGCTGATATGGAAGAAGGGGCAAAAAATTTGCCTTGGGAAGCTGAAGCTTATAAAAACGCATAAATGAAAACTTCTAAAACAGGTTACTTAAAAAACAGCCCTGACGTTAACAAACCTCAAAACATTATACAAGGAGGTTATATAACGATGAAAGGAGTAGAGTTTAAAGTATTAGGCACTGACGATCGAGGATATACTAAAGTAATGTATCCAGGTTATGACTACACGTTTCCAGGTGCTAAATACGTTGTAGAAACTCCAATAGATAAGTAATAATATTAATATAACACTTAAATTTAATATTATGAAAAACTTATTTATTACTACATTTTTACTGCTTACAACATTTATATCAAAAGCTCAAGAACAATTTGAAGGTGTTTGGGCTAAAGAAGATTCAGTATATGAAACAATAATAATGGCTAGCGAATATGCTGTTATGGATGTATTTAATTACAGTTTTGAAAGTGACAAAGTTATAAAAGAAACTATTTTATTTCAATCAAAAAATACATTAGTAACAAAACTATACAATGTTAGCAACGGCTATTCTGTTAAAATGGAGTACACAATTAAAGACAAAGAAACACTGTATTGCAATATAACAGGCCACTTAAATAAAAAGATAACATTAACTAAAATAAATTAACAATGGCATTTAAGCTAAAAAGTAAACTTACATCTGGGGGATTAATGGGCCATCCCGCCAATAAACCTAAGTTAATTAATAACACAAAAACTCCGTTTTTTCAAGGACAGCAAGAACAAGATATTAAAAATCTTGTGGTTACTGAAAGAGACGCTACTGGTGGTGAGGCTATTGCGGGATTTGTTGCAGGTGCTCCTGGAACTGTATCAAGAGAAAGAGGAACTATTGATGAAACGTTTAAAAACATTACTCCTGAACAAATGGCAAAAGTTACAGCTGAAGGATTTACAGCAGACTTAGCAGGATATAAACAATATGTTGAGGGATATAATACAGGAACACTACCTAGTCAAAGAAAAAATTACGGAGGAGAAGTAACAGTAACAGACCCAACAACTGGAACAAACAAACCAATGTATACGTACGAGGGGAAAGCAAGAAACATTGACCCAAAGTGGGGTAAACGTTATAAATTTACATTCTCAAGTGAAACTCCTACTTGGAGAGAGCAAAAAGACAAACTTAAAGCGAGTGCACGGTATAGAAGCCGAACTAAGGAACAAAAGAAAAAAGTAATGGCTGCTTTCAAAGAAAGTTTTTTAATAATGAACCCTGACGCGCATTTTGTTAACAGGCCAAGTTCTACTACAAGAACACTTAACAACAATACAGCCGGTAATGATGGAAGTAGAGACTACTCAGGTTTAACAGAGTTAGAAAATTAATAAATGAAAAAAATTTGGGATTGGCTAACCGGTAACGTTATCAAAGAAGTTGGTAACGTTATCGACAAGCTAACAACTACAGATGAAGAAAAACTTCAGATTAAAAAGGAGATTCAAGTCATAGTTGAAAATGCCGCAGTTAATGCAGAAGACCAAATAACAAAACGTTGGGAATCAGATATGACGTCTGATTCGTGGCTTAGTAAAAACACGCGCCCTATGGCGCTTATATTCTTATCGTTTATGGCCATAGCCTTTATATGGGTTGATAGTCATCACGAAATATCTTTTACTGTAGAACAGGAATGGATAGAATTATTAAAACAACTATTAACAACCGTATACGTAGCTTATTTTGGTTCACGCGGTTTTGAGAAATATAAATCAATAAGTAATAAATAAAACAAATGGCAAGTAATCAACCAACACAAGCAATAAATGTAGTAAAAAGCGATACTATAAATATACCAGAGCCAGATGCTTATATAACAGGAGCAAACAGCGGAGGCGGTACTACTCTTACTACAGCTGGTGCTAAGTTTTTAGGAACTTTTAATCCCGCGGCTACAGGTTATTCAAATAGAGTTTCTATAGGTGATGTTGTTTACCAAGGAACAACAATGGTAACAGTTGTATCAGTAGATAGCGATACGCAATTAACATTGTCAGGCGCAATTACAGCTGGAGGTGCTACGTATGAAATATATAGAGCTAACACAGCAAACAGTGAAGGATTTAGTTTATTTGTAGGTGGACAAGGAAATATATCAGTTGTGCCCGTGTCAAGCGATCAAACTGTTATAATGCAAAATATACCTGATTCTTCATTTATACCACTGCAAGTAAAAAGAGTTAATTCAACTAACACTACAGCAACAAATATAATAGCACTAAGATAATATGCCAACTATACTAGGTAACGCAAACGCTATATTAGCATACCCGCTAACAAAAGGTGGTGGATTTGGTCCATTGCCACAAACGTTTTTTATACTAGCCGAAAACGGAGACAAGTGTATAACAGAAGTTGGTACTAACTTTATGGTACAAGAAATAGCACCTTAAATAAATAAAAATATAAAATGGCAAATATAAAATTTTCAGATTTTACCACAGAAACAAATTCAGCAAATGTAGATTTTGTTGTAGGTTTTCAAGGCACAACAATGAAAAAAATAGCACCTAGTAATTTAGCTGCTTATCCTTTCTTAATTGACACGCAATCATTATACTCCGGTTTTGTACCTACGGGTTTATCTGCAAATCCACAAGGAAATACAGTTTTAGGTATTGATGCTGGAAACACTTTAGCTTCTGGAGCTAATAACACTTTAATCGGAAATGGTGCTGGAAAGAATTTAACTACAACTGCATCAAATGTTATAATTGGAAAAAATGCTGGTCTGCTTATATTTGCAGGAAATAATGCAACTATAATTGGAACATCAGCTGCACGTTCAACAGCAAGCGGTAATACGGTTGTTTTGATAGGTTCAGAAGCTGGAATATCAAATACTGGGGATAACGCGATAGCTATTGGCTCAGAAGCCGGTAGGGTTAATACAGCTGCTGCTACTGTTTCAATAGGTCATAATTCTGGCTTCTCAAACACTTCTGGAGCAAGTAACACAAACTTAGGATATCAAGCTGGATATGCTAATACCACTGGCCAAAGTAGAGTTTTTATTGGTTATGAAGCCGGTCTTGCTCAAACTGGATTTCAAAACACAGCAATAGGTAGATCAGCTTTAAGGCAGGGTGCTGGGGTTAATAATACAGCCGTAGGTATGTCATCTATGTCTGGTGATATATCAGGATCAAATAACACAGCTGTAGGTCAAGGTTCATTGTTATCAAACGGTTCAAAAGACGGGAATGTAGCTATTGGCAAGGATGCTGGTAAATTAGTTACAAATGGTGCTAACAACACTATTATGGGTCATCTAGCTGGAGACAATTTAACTACCGGCTCAAATAACATACTTATTGGATATAACGTTACGGCTTCGTCCGTTACTGTGTCAAATGAAATAACTCTGGGTGATGCAAATGTAGCAGCGCTTCGTATACCTGGTTTACAGTCAGGCGCTAGCGATGGAGATGTTTTAACATTTAGTTCAGGTACGGGTTTAATAACGCTAGCTGCTGCTGGAGGCGGTGGTGCAACAAGTTTAAATGGTCTTTCAGATTGCTTAGTTGATACAAATAGCTTGTATGTAGGAGAAGTACCTGCTGGGTTAAGTGGTAATCCACAAGATAATACTGTATTAGGTATAGATGCAGGTGGAGGTTTAACTACTGGTCAAAGAAACACATTTATTGGTAATGTAGCTGGTCTTGGTACAACTACCGCAAATAGTATAGTTGCTATTGGACACGATTCTTCTTTAAGCTCAAATGGCAACACCAACAGTGTAACTATTGGCGTAAACTCAAACAGAACTGGTGGAAGCGCTAATGCTGTTATTATAGGCGAAGGAGCAGCTTATAATGGTAATTCTGGAAATTCTGTTATTATAGGTCAAGCTGCTGGTAATTCAAGTGGTGGTTATGAAACTGTCTTAATTGGTAACTTTGCTGGAGCTTTTGGTACAGCTCCTAGTGGACAAATAGCTATTGGTGCTGGTCAAACTGGTAGAAGTAATACAGCAAATTACCATATGGATGTAGGATATGCGGCTGGTTATTCAAATACTTCTGGAACAGGTAATACAAATATAGGTTACCAAGCTGGGTATTCAAATACTTCTGGTGCAGATAGAACTATAATTGGTTACGAAGCTGGGGAATTTAGCACTGGCGCTGCAAATACATTTTTAGGATTAGCTGCTGGTAAAGGTACTTCTGGTAGTAGCACTGGTTCTTACAATACAGCTATTGGTAAAGAAGCTGGTTTAGCGCTTACATCAGGTGGTCAAAATATATTAATAGGTAGTTCTGCGGGAGACAGTATTACATCAGGTAATAATAATATTGTTATCGGCTACGAAGCTGATACTAGTTCTGCAACTGTCTCTAATACAATAACATTAGGTGGAGCAAGTAATAATTTACTTAGAATACCAGGATTAGGTTCTACAGACGGACACGTACTCACTTATAGTTCATCATCTGGTGGTATTGTTTTAGCTGCCGCAGGCGGTGGTGGTGCATCTAGCTTAAACGGTCTTTCAGATTGTTTAGTTGATACCTTATCTTTATATGTAGGTCAAGTGCCTAGTGGTTTAAGTGGAAACCCACAGGGAAACACTGTTCTTGGTATTGATTCTGGAGACGCTTTAACTTCTGGTAACCAAAACACTTTAATTGGTAATGATGCTGGTAAAGCTTTAACAACAGGTCAAAGAAACGTATCAATCGGCTATCAAGCTGGTAGGGCGCAAACAGATAGTCAAGCAGTAAATATTGGTGGAACTGCTGGGTATTCAAGTTCAGCTTTATCTCAAGCAGTGTCAATAGGTTATGAATCTAATTTTACTGGATTAAATGAACGTTCAGTCGCAATAGGTTATCAAACAGGCTATAACGGTTGGTCAAGAGATTCTGTATTGATTGGAGAAAGAGCTGGACGAGCAGGAGGGGGTTTAAAAGGCGTTCATGTTGGTACTCAGGCTGGTTTTAATTACTTATACGGCGCTGATGGAGGTGTTACACTGGGCTACCAAGCTGGTTATTCAAACACTTCTGGAGCAAGTAACACAAACTTAGGTTACCAAGCTGGATATTCAAATACTACTGGTGCGAGTAGAGTAATGTTAGGGTATGAAGCTGGTAGAAATAACACTGGTAGCAATAATGTGTTTTTAGGTAAAGCCGCTGGTAAAGGATCTGGTTCTGGCTCTCAATGTATTGCAATAGGACAAGGAGTTATGGAAACTGGTTCAGCCGCCAATAATTCTGTTTTTATAGGAAACTATATGGCAGCAAATACAACCTCTGGAGCTGACTCAACAGTCGCTATTGGTACTAATTGTTTGTCTGCAGCTGGTTATAGTGCTGAAGAAAATACAGTAGTAGGTCATCAAGCTGGTAATAATTTATCGTCTGGTGATAAGAACACTCTGATAGGAAAACAGGCTGGTAATGCCTTAACATCAAGTCCAGATAATACATTTATTGGCTATCAAGCTGGATTAAACTTTAATAATACTGGTGGAGATGGTCGAAATGTTGCAGTTGGTAGTAATGCTGGAAACGATTTAACAACTGGTATCTATAACACATTTTTAGGTTATGAGGCTGGTGGTTTTAATACTAATATCACAACAGGAAACTTTAATGTAATGGTCGGTTATCAAGCAGCTGGAAGTGGTGCATCTGCATCAAATCAAAATAGTTTTGGTTATTCAGCAGCATCGACTGGAAACAATCAAGTTACTTTAGGTAATACAAGTATTGCAACTTTAAGATGTCAAGTAACAGGGATAACTGCTATATCTGATCAAAGAGATAAAACAGATATTGAAACAATACCTTATGGATTAGATTTTATTAATTCATTACAACCAAAACAATTTGTTTGGAATCACAGAGCAGAAATGGATGATAATGGAAATGAATTTTTTAGTTCTAATAAAGGTAAAAAAGATATTGGATTTATAGCACAAGATTTACAGGCTGTAGATGATGATTATTTAAACTTAGTATATGATGAAAATCCTGATAAATTAGAAGCAACTTATGGAAGATTACTTCCAGTATTAGTACAAGCAATAAAAGAATTGAAAGCAGAAATAGAATTATTAAAACAATAAATAAATAAAAATGTTTAAAAACACAATTACATCAGAAAACACACCAGACAGTCACAAGGAAGTTATTGTAGGTCAAGTAGATGGTCAATTAGCACAAGCTGCAGATTCAGAAACTTCAGCAGAGCAATTGCAATGCCTTAAAGATCATTTCTTATGGTTATTAGGAAACGACTTTTATAAGGTTGAATGCAGTGCTGAGCAAGTAAGTGATATGGAATCATATTTACCTGCTGATTATGCAGACGCATATGAAGATCTACCTGAATAGTAGATTTTACAAAACAGACGTAACTATATTAATATAAAACAATTAATTTAAATCAAATTAAAAATCATGAGCAAAGAATTAAAAATTACAGAAGAGCAGCTAGAAAAAGTTGTAAAACACCAAGAAGAATTAACTTCAATATTAAACAACATTGGAGCAATAGAAACTCAAAAGCACGCGTTACTTCACAGGGTAGCCGATGTTAATAAAGATCTTGAAGAGCACAAGCAGGAACTTGAAAAAGAATACGGTAAAATATCTATTGACTTAAAAACAGGTGAGTATACTGAAATTAAAGAAGAAGAAGAAACTGATCTTAAAGTAGCTGAGTAATGTCTTCAATTGTAAGAAAAATAAGTATTGGCTCAGACTATAAAACCGATGCTATGCATTATTCTGTAGGTCAACAAGTTTATGGTGGTCATGAAATATCACATATACTTTTAGACGAATCAGATAGTTCGTACAATATTCATATTAAAAAAAACAACGAGGTCATGCCGTGGAAGAAGTTTAATTCTAACATGGCAATTTCTGTTGAGTATGATTTAGAGTATTAATGAAAAGTGTGTATGATTTTATTGTAGAGCCGCTAGGCGAAGAATACAGTAATAAAATTAAAGTCGGTGATAAGCAGCTAATTGTGAATACGGGCATAGAAAATTTTAAATTTGTAAATAGACTAGCTAAGGTTTTAGAAACGCCAAAAGCTTTTAGTACAGGGATTAAAGCAGGAGATACCATTGTTATTCATCAAAATGTATTTAGAACATTTTATGATATGAAAGGCAACAAGAAAAAAAGTAGATCCTGGTTTAAAGATAACTTATATTTCTGCGCTGCAGATCAAATATATTTATATAAAAATAAAACAGGTTGGCATTCATTTAATGACAGATGTTTTATAACACCAATAAAAGATAAGGAGTCTTTAACATTGGAAAAAGAGCAAAGCCTTATTGGTATATTAAAATACGGCAATAGCTTCTTAAAAGCGCTTAATATTAACCCAGGAGACCTAGTAGGTTATAAACCTAATGGCGAATGGGAATTTTTAATTGAAGGCAAGCGTTTATATTGTATGAAATCTAATGATATTGTAATTAAATATGAATACCAAGGAAACGAAGTTGAATATAATCCAAGCTGGACAAGTAGCAGTTGAGGAGTTAATCAAAGTAGCTAAAGAAGCTATTGTTGATTCAGGAGACGATATCACAGCAGATAGATTAAAAAATGCTGCAGCTACAAAAAAATTAGCTATATTTGATGCGTTTGAAATACTAAGTAGATTAGAAGCTGAAGAAGCTTTATTAAATGAAAAGCCAAAAAAAGTAAAAGAAGAAAAATCTTTTAAAGGCTTTGCAGAAGGAAGATCTAAAAATGTATAAGCAAACTTTGTATGAAGTCTTAAAAGACTATGTCAAACCTAAAGTTCTTAACAGAATGAATAGGTATAAAAAGTGGGAGTATGGCTATAATTCGGAACATGATTTAATAGTTATTAGCAAAACAGGTGAAATAGGCGAAATATATAAGATACAAGATCTTGTAATAGGCTTGCCTAAAGAAAGAGATGTTGTAAAATTTGAAGGCGACAAATGGTCTTACGCGCAATATCCTAAAGAACTAAGTTTAATCAAGTCCGTATTTGACTGGGAAAAATACCCTTTGGATTTTAAAGAAAAATGGTATGACTATATTGACAAAGAGTTTACAAGGCGCGAAGAGGGTTTTTGGTTTATTAACAAAGGCAAGCCTACTTATATTACTGGTACTAACTACATGTACCTGCAGTGGAGTAAAATTGATGTCGGGCAACCGGACTTTAGGGAGTCAAACAGATTATTCTACATATTCTGGGAGGCTTGTAAATCTGACCATAGATCCTACGGAATGTGTTATCTTAAGAATAGAAGATCCGGCTTTTCGTTTATGGCAAGTGGGGAGACCGTTAACCAGGCAACAATATCTACAGATGCTAGATTTGGTATACTTTCAAAATCTGGACCCGATGCAAAGAAAATGTTTACTGACAAAGTTGTCCCAATATCGGTTAACTACCCCTTTTTTTTCAAGCCAATCCAGGACGGTATGGACAGGCCCAAGACGGAGCTTGCTTATAGAGTCCCAGCCTCCAAATTTACCAGAAGAAAACTTGACTCCAATGAAAAATTACAAGAAATTACCGGCTTGGACACAACCATCGATTGGAAAAACACCGGTGACAACTCCTACGACGGTGAGAAGCTTAAACTCCTCGTCCACGATGAATCGGGGAAATGGGAAAGGCCGACGAACATCCTCAACAACTGGCGAGTAACTAGGACTTGTTTACGATTAGGGTCTAGAGTTATTGGTAAATGTATGATGGGTTCAACCTCAAATTCTTTAGACAAAGGCGGATCAAACTTCAAAAAACTTTATGATGATTCAAACGTTGCACAAAGAAACGCCAATGGACAGACTCGCTCAGGACTCTATTCTTTGTTTATACCTATGGAATGGAACTACGAAGGATACATTGATTCTTATGGCTTTCCTGTATTCAACACACCAAAAAAAGAAGTTGAAGATCCACACGGAACAAAAATAACACAGGGTGTAATTGAATATTGGAATAATGAAGTAGAAGGTTTAAAGTCAGATCAAGATAGTTTAAATGAATTTTACAGACAGTTCCCACGTACAACTAAGCATGCATTTAGGGACGAAAGTAAACAATCTTTATTTAATTTAACAAAAATATACGAGCAAATAGATTTTAATGAAGATCTTAAAAACTCAATTAAAGTAACTAAAGGAAGTTTTCAATGGGAAAACGGGCATCAAGACACTAAAGTAATATTTGTACCAAATAAAGACGGGAGATTTTTAGTTAGCTGGGTTCCTCCAGAGCAGTTGCAAAATAAAAGATACATAAAAAATGGTACTAATTATCCTGGTAATGAGC